CATCAACTACGGCTACATCACGGGCAACACGCTGTACAACTGCGCCCGTGGTCAGCAAAACACCACGGCAGCATCCCACACGGCAAGCACTGCGGTGTATTGGGAGCAACTGCCTGCCATCACGGTATGGCCTACCCCCGATTCATCCACCACCTACACTTTTGTGTACTGGCGACTGCGTAGAACTCAGGACGCAGGTGATGGTGTAAACGTCATGGATGTGCCGTTCCGGTTCATCCCGTGCATGGTCGCCGGTCTGTCCTACTACATGGGGATGAAGATCCCGGAGGCGATGGACAGACTGGTGCTGTTGAAACAGCAATATGACGAGGCTTGGCAGTTGGCCGCAGATGAGGATCGGGAAAAGGCCGCGATCCGATTCGTGCCGCGTCAGCAATTCATTGGTGGAGCGACTACCTAAATGGGGAATCGCTTTGCATCAGGCAAGCGTTCCATTGCGATGTGTGATCGCTGTGGACAGCAGTTTAAACTGAAGCGCCTGAAAGAAGAGATCATCAAGACCAAGCGGTACAACCTGCTTGTCTGTGAGGAGTGTTGGGATCCCGATCATCCGCAGTTGCAACTGGGTATGTACCCGGTGGATGACCCGCAGGCGGTTAGAAACCCCCGGAAAGACACCACTTACCAGACCGCAGGAACCAACAGTCTTCAGATCAATTTGGCAAATCCTGCGCCGGGGGTTCCGACTGGCGGTTCTCGGGATATTCAATGGGGTTGGAACCCGGTGGGTGGAGCGCGCGCAAATGATGCCGGTCTCACACCAAACTACTTGGTGGCAACCACCTCTGTTGGTACAGTATCAATCACGGTGACGTAGGAGCAAATGATGGACGCAAAAAAGGCTGTTCACGAGCATGAAAAGCACATGCACCCGGGTAAGCCCATGACGAAACTCGCTAAGGGCGGTAAAACCAATCAGCAGATGCGTGACCTCGGTCGCGGTCTTGCCAAGGTTGCCAACCAGAAGAAGTCGGTGCGTAAAGTGCCCAAGGCGGGGATTTAATCATGGCAAAGTTCAGCAAGAAAATGGGCGGCAAGGAAGTTGGGGATGCCTCCGTTTATGCCGAGCCCCACACGATGAAGGGCGGAAAGGTTGCTCTGGGTAACGGCACCCAGGCAGAACCGACCGCTGCCAACCGTGTAAACATGTCTGTGGGCAACATCAACCGTGATGGTTATGACCCCGAAGCCAAGACCTCGGGCATCAAGATCCGTGGGACTGGCGCTGCAACCAAGGGTGTGATGGCTCGCGGCCCGATGGCTTGAGGTTCTTATGAACTACACGGAGTTGAAGACAGCGGTGGAGGATTACACGGAGAACTCGTTCTCCGCGAATGACTTCGCCACCATGACGAAGTTGGCAGAACAAAAAATCTACAACTCCGTTCAACTCCCTGCACTTCGCAAGAACGTCACGGGTATCCTGGCCTCCGGCAACAAATACCTTTCATGCCCGGGAGATTTCCTCTCGGTGTTTTCCTTGGCAGTGATACTGGCCGATGGATCGTATGAGTATTTGTTGGACAAGGATGTGAACTTCATCCGGCAGGCATATCCCACGCCCACGAGTACTGGGGTTCCCCGGTATTACGCCATCTTCGGCCCGACGACCACAAACGACCCAAGTCCGGTTATTACGGATGAACTGTCGTTGATTCTCGGGCCGACTCCGAATTCCACATACTCCGTGGAGTTGCATTACTTCTACTACCCGATCTCCATTGTTACTGCGGGTACATCTTGGCTTGGCGATAACTTCGATTCCGTGCTGTTCAATGCCGTGATGGTTGAGGCGGCTCGGTTCATGAAGGAAGAGCCCGACATCATCCAGAACTACGAGAATCAGTTTGCTCAGTCTCTGATCCTGCTGAAGCAACTGGGCGATGGCAAGAACCGCCAGGATGCCTACAGGAACGGGCAGGTTAGGGTGAAGGTGGGCTGATGCCAATCGTTCAAACGCAGACCACCTCCTTCAAGAAGGAGTTGTATCAGGGCATCCACGACCTCACGACGGATATCCTGAAGATTGCTTTGTACACGGCCAATGCCGACCTGAACGAAGCCACTACCGTTTACACAACTACGGCAGAGATTACCGGGACTGGGTATTTACCGGGTGGGAAGGTGCTGACCGGCACCACCATCAGCAGTTCCGGGTTCACGGCTTTCGTGGACTTTAGTAATGTGGAGTGGAACCCTGGTGCGTTTACATCACGGTGTGCCTTGATCTACAACTCCAGTAAAGCCAACCGTTCCGTCGCCGTGTTGGACTTCGGGTCGGACAAGACCTCGACCACCACCTTCACCATCGTCATGCCGGTCAATGATGCCAACAGTGCTCTGATCCGGTCTTCCAATTAGGAGTCATCATGATCAACGCAAAAGCCCAATCTTCGGACGCCGTGTCTGCCGGTCTTGTCGCCAAGACGGGTTTCACTGATGCTGCCCGTGGTGGTGGCGTCTTCCACGTCCAGTGCTTCGACAAGGACGGCAACCTGAAGTGGGAAGACCAGATGCACAACCTCGTGGTCAACGAGGGACTGCAGGACATGAACACCAAGTATTTCAAGGGCAGCACCTACACGGCTGCGTTCTACCTTGGCTTGGTGACTGGCCCTGGTTCGGGCACGTCCTATTCTGCTACCGACACCCTGGCAAGCCACATTGGTTGGACCGAGTTCACCAACTACTCGGGCTCGCGCAAGGCTGTGACGTTCGGCTCTGCCACCTCGGCAGACCCCTCGGTGATCAGCAATTCGGCCTCCCCCTCGCAGTTCAGCATCTCGGGTGGCGGCGGCACGGTGGCCGGTGCGTTCCTGTGCACGGTGGCTTCTGGCTCCTCGGGTGTTCTGTTCTCGGAGGCTGACTTCCAGTCCCCCGGCGACCGCACGGTGGTGGCAGGTGACACGCTCAATGTGACCTACACCTTCAGCCTCGACGCCGCTTGAGGATAGGGCTTTGTGTTTGGAGTAACCGCCTTCGCGGAAACGCCGTTTGCTGCGGCGGGGGCGGGTACTGTCTGGGATTCGGCTATTGATGAGTCCGCCACTGCTGCGGACGAGGCCGTTGCCTTTGCCGACTTCCTTGGCAACTTGAATGAGCAGTCCACTGCGGCTGATCAGGTCGAAGTTGCAGAATCCGACTTCTCAGCCGATGTCAGTGACTTGGCAACTGGGGCAGATTCGACTTCCGCCTTGGTAGGCTTTGCCGCCAACATCAACGAAGCCTCCACCGGCTCGGATACTGTTGCCGCCTCTGTCGACTTCGCTGCACTGATCAGCGAGTTGGTGCGCGGGGCGGATACCGTCTCGGCGCAGGCAGACTTTGTTTCGACCATCGCGGAGTCCGCGCAGGCATCGGATGCGGTGCAGGCTCTGGCGCAGTTCTTTGCCTCAGTTGCAGAGACGGCCACCGGAAGCGATACCACTGCTGCGACCATTACCTACAACGTCTTCATCAACGAGAGTTCAACGGCATCAGAAACCGTCGCGGCAAAGGCTGCGTTTGCGGTGGTGGTGTCGGAGTTGGCTGCAGCCTCGGATACTGTTCTGGTTGCCCCGTCGATATTCAATGCGCGGGTTTCTGAGACGGCAACAGCGGCAGATTCTGTATTGGCGGTTGCGACGTTCTTTGCTATCGTCACCGATGGTGCGGTGGCCGTGGATGAAATCATGGCGCGGCTGCTGTGGGAAATCATCAACGACTCGCAGACGGCAAACTGGGGCACCATATCCAACCCGCAGAACCCCGGATGGACGACAATTAACGATGCTCAGGGCACGCCCTGGGATGTCGTGAAAACCCAATCGTGAGATACCCAAAATGGCACTTGTCGTAAAAGATCGGGTCAAGGAAGTTACCACCACGACCGGCACGTCAAACCTGACGCTTGGTGGTGCTGTATACGGCTTCCAGTCCTTCTCCGTCATCGGGGACGGCAACACGACCTACTACGGTATCTACGACGCCGCCACGGGTGACTGGGAAGTCGGTGTTGGCACTTACTCCACCACGGGCCCGACCCTGAGCCGTGACACGGTTCTGGAGTCCAGTAACGCCGGTAGCAAGGTAGTGTTCGGCACGGGCAGCAAGGATGTCTTCGTCACCTACCCGGCAGAGCGTTCGGTCTATCTGGACGCTGCAGGCTCGGCTGTCTCGGTACTGGACATCGGCACGCTTGGGGTGGGCACGGCCAACATCACGTCGGCCAACATCACGGCAGGCACGGTTGCCACCACACCGACAGCCAACACCGACATCGCCAACAAAGCGTATGTGGACAACATGGCCTCTACGGGCCTGTATTACCACGCGCCTGTACAGGTTGCCACCACGCAGAGCCTAGCCGCTCAGACCGGCGGCACGGTCACCTACAACCAACCCGGTGGCCCTGGTGTGGGTGTTGGAGCCACGATCACCCTGTCTGTGGCTCTGAACACGTTGGATGGCTACACGCTTTCCAACACGAACCGCATTCTGGTCAAGGACGAGGTTAATCAGACCTACAACGGCGTTTACACATGGGCGACGGGCGGCACAGTTCTGACCCGCTCAACTGATGCCGACAGTGCTGGCCCTGGCCCTGGCGATCTGAGCGAGAACGACTATTTCTTCGTCCAGAACGGCACCGTCAACAAGGGCAACTCGTACATCTGCTCGACGGTTGGCGCAATTACATTCGGCACGACGGCCATCACCTTCTCGCAGTTCAGCACATCGCAGGTGTATTCCGCAGGCGCAGGGCTGACGCTGAGTGACCTCGTTTTCAGCGTCACGCCGGTTGGCACAGCAGGAACTTTCGGTTCCGCCTCATCGGTGCCGGTGTTCACGACCAATGCCTACGGGCAGATCACGAGCACCACCAACACGGCCATCTCCATCGGGGCGGGTGCAGTGTCGGGCTTGGCCCCTTCTGCCACGACGGACACGACCAACGCATCGAACATCACTTCGGGCACGCTGCCCTCGGCGCGGCTGTCCGGCTCCTACACCGGCATCACCGGGGTGGGTACGCTCACGGCAGGCACTTGGACGGCCACGGCTATCGGTGCAGCCTACGGCGGCACGGGGCAGACTTCCTACGCAGTGGGTGATCTGCTGTACGCAGACACCACCACCTCGCTTGCCAAGTTGGCTGATGTGGTGACGGGCAACGCCCTGATCTCGGGCGGTGTGGGCACGGCTCCTTCCTGGGGCAAGATTGGTCTTCAGACCCATGTCAGCGGCACGCTGCAAGTGACGAACGGCGGTACCGGGGCGACGGATGCCTCGGGTGCGCGGAGCAATCTGGGTCT